AATTAACCCCGCTAACATGATTTATACTAACGGGCAGACTTTAAATACAAACTACACAGTACCTGCTAGTACTAACGGCATGGTTGCCGGCCCTTTTACCGTAGCAACTGGGTATGTTTTAACTGTATCAACAGGCTCACGCCTTGTGGTAGTTTAAGGATAAATTATGGCTGGCACATTAATAGCAAATACAATTAATACCGATACAGGTCTATTTAGCACCCAAAACGCTTATCAAGGAATTGCAAAAGCATGGGTAAATTTTGTGGGTAGTTCTACTCCTACAATTAATCAATCTTTTAATGTCAGTTCTGTTACTTATGTTAGCGCAGGAGTTTGGCAAGTAAACTACACAACAGCGTTTTCTAATACTTATTATTGCCCTGTTGTTGGAACAGGAAACAATTCAACAACTAATTATGGCGATACTATTGCTATTGTAAATTCAGTATCACAAACACAAATTGTTCATTTTGAAAGTGGTTCTCAAGTGAATTTAGGCAATAATGCTTATGTTGTTTGTTTTGGAAACTAAGGATTAATAATGGCTGGAACAATAGTCGCAGATACAATTCAAAATGGTGCTGGAACTAGCACTTCAATGACTAATGCTATTACTGGTAGTGCTAAAGCATGGGTAAATTTTGATGGTGGTAGAGTAAATACTGCTGGCACTATTTATGGTTCTTACAATGTAAGTTCAGTAACTTATGTAACAACAGGAAATTATGTAGTTAATTTTACTAGTGCTTTAACAGATGCAAATTATGCTTTTACTGGTGGTGGAGAATATTACCCAACAACAGCAGCTTTAATGTGCGTTACCTGTTATGCAAGAACTTCATCAGCTATTTCTGTAAATGTCACTTATGCTAATTCAACAGCATTTAATACAGACAGAGTTAATGTATCGTGTTTTAGATAATTAAAAGGATTAAAAATGGCACAAGTAATTGTTTATACAAATTCAAATGGTAATGTCTCTGTATGTTTTCCAACAGGCGAATTACCGATCAACGAAGTTTTAGCTAAAGACTGCCCTGCTGGTGCAATTATTGTGGATGACAGCACATTGCCACAAGGCGCAGATGCCCAGTTTTTTGACGCATGGAAGCTAAATGGAACTACTGTAACTGTAGATTTTCCTACTGCCCAAGCTCATAAACTAGCAAAGTTTAATGCTGCTGCGGTTCAAGAAGCCCAAGCTCGTCAATTAAACACATTAGCTGGTATTGAAAACAGCGTATCTGATGCAGACTTTATTGCTGAATTAACTGCTGGTCGCACCGCTATTGCTAATGCTAAAACAACTGCTGATTTAATCGCAGTAGCCAATCCTGTTTAAGGAAATATTATGTCAGTTGCAATAGACGGAACAAACGGAATTACATTCAATAATTCTTCTACTCAAGCCCAATCTGCTGGTTTGGGGACAAGTGCAACAGCTCAAACTTGGCAGAATATGACTTCCTCAAGAGCATTGGGAACAACTTACACCAATACAACTGGTTATCCAATTATGGTTAGTGTTTCTGCTAATGGCAGTGGTGGTTATATAAATGCAATTTTGACAGGTTTAGTTAGTGGATTAACTATTCAAACTAATGGTTCTAATTCTGGAACTGCTGGCGGAACAGCCTATGCTTCAGTAAGTTTTATAGTGCCTAATGGTGCAACTTACTCAGCAAATAATGGCGGCGGTGCAACCTTATCAACTTGGTACGAATTGCGATAGGTTAAATATGTCAGTCTCAGTAATAGATGCAACTTCTACAGGGTCTACGGGAACCGTAATGGTTAGCGGTAATATGCCAGCGTTTAGTGCTTATCAAAGTTCTGTACAAACTGTTTCAACTGGAACATGGACAAAAGTTCAATTTCAAACCAAAAATTTTGATACAGCCAATGCTTTTGACAACACTACAAATTACAGATTTACTCCGCAAGTAGCTGGTTATTATCAGGTAAATGGTTTGGTTGTATTTGGAATGACAAGTTCTTGGGCAACAATTGAAATAAACAAGAATGGTTCAGCATTTCAATATGGATTAAATATGAACGGAACACCAAATGGAACTGGACTTGGCTTTAATTCATTAATTTACATGAATGGTTCAACAGATTATCTTGAATTATATGTTTATCAAGGTAGCGGTGGCAATCAAACAATTAATGTTGGTTCTGTAAATAGCAATTTTTCAGCATCTTTAGTAAGGGCAGCATAATGGCACTATACGACCAAATCAAAGCAACCTATCCGCAATTAACGGAGAAAGATTTTATGACTGTTATCCGTCTGCAAAACGATTCAGACGGCAAAGGCGATTACATTGCTAAATGGGAACACCCTACACTAGCTAAACCAACTGCGGAGCAATTAGCGTAATGCCATATATTGGACAGTCACCCTCCCAAGTAGCTTTTCTAGTTGATACGTTCAACGGTAATGGCTCGACTACTGTTTTTACTACTTCTGTAGCGCCAGCAAATACGGCTTCGGTTTTGGTAGCTATTTCGGGCGTGGTTCAAGACCCATCTACTTACGGTGTATCAGGAAACACAATAACCTTCTCAGCTGCGCCACCTACTGGTACAGGCAATATCTCGTGCCGCTACTTAGGCATCCCTGCATCTGGCGTAACTACTACAGCGTATAGCACTAGGACTGAATTTACCGCAACCGCAGGACAGACTACATTTACTCCGCCATCTTATACAGTTGGATTTATTCAAGTCTATCGTAACGGTGTTTTACTAGGCTCGGCTGACTATACTGCGACTAACGGAACTACTGTAGTCCTTACTACTGGTGCTACTGCGGGTGATTTAGTTACGACTATAAGCTTTTACGTCTCATCTGTTTTAAACGCTATTCCTGCAACAGCAAACTCAGTAGCTAATTCATATCTTGGCACCATTACTACTTTAAATACACCGGGTGGTACTACAGCCACATTCCCCAGCGCTACTGGCACAGTAATGGTTAGCGGTAATATGCCAGCGTTTAGTGTTTATCAAACAGGCTCACAAACTGCTAGTAGTGGCAATACAAAAATAATTTTAAACACAAAAATTTTTGATACAGCAAATGCTTTTGATGCAACAACAAATTATCGGTTTACACCTCAAATTGCTGGATATTACCAAGTAAGTGGTGGAGTAGCTATTGCTTCTGCATCAAATTCTGCATGGTTACAATTAGAGTTTTATAAAAATGGTTCTTTATTTTTAAATGGTAGTGCAAGCATAGGATTTAATTCAAGCCTTTATCCACAAAGTACAGGTTCAGGATTGATTTACATGAATGGTTCTACAGATTATTTAGAATTGTATGTATATTCTTCTGGTGGGTCTATTGGAAATTCTCCTAGTGCGACATTTTTTCAAGGTTGTTTAGTGAGGTCTGCATAATGTACGAAAAACTTATTAAACTGTATCCTGAATTAGCAACTTTTGATTTTGCAAACCGTTTAATTGTTATCCAAAACGATTCAGACGGCAAAGGCGATTACATTGCTAAATGGGAACACCCAACTCTTGCTAGACCTACGGAAGACCAACTCAAATGACAACTTCTAACATCCTTTCCCAACTAGGCTCTGCTGGAGTTAGCACAGGGTTTAAGAACCGCATTATTAATGGTGCGATGGTTATTGACCAAAGAAATAGCGGTGGTAGTGTAACAATTCCAACAGCAACTTCTACTTATACATTAGATAGATGGTTTGCTTATGCTACTGTAGGTTCTAAATTTAGCGTACAACAAAATGCTGGTTCGGTTACTCCTCCAATTGGATTTACTAACTATTTAGGAGTTACTTCTTTATCTGCATACTCAGTAGGTGCTAGTGAAACATTTGATATTCAATATAGAATTGAAGGTTACAACACCGCAGATTTAGGATGGGGAACAGCTAATGCTAAAACTGTTACCCTGTCATTTCAAGTATATTCAAGTTTAACTGGTTCTTTTGGCGGTTCTTTATACAACTCTGCAACAAATCGCTGGTATCCTTTTAGCTATACAGTTTCATCAGCAAATACATGGACACCTATTTCAATTACCATTGCTGGCGATACTTCAGGCACTTGGGTAGGTGCAACTAATGGTATTGGGCTTGGAATTATATTTAGTCTAGGGATTGGTTCTTCTTTAAGTGGCCCTGCTGGTTCTTGGTCTGGAAGCTCTTATTTACAGCCTACTGGTTCTGTATCCGTAGTCGGAACAAACGGAGCAACATTCTACATTACTGGCGTTCAATTAGAAGTCGGCACCACAGCAACAAACTTTGATTACAGACCTTATGGTACTGAGTTGGCTTTGTGCCAGAGATACTTTTATACTGCATCAACAACTCAATTATATTCATATATAGCTTGCGGTAGAAATATTTCAACAACTCAAGCTCAATTTTTAATTCAACTACCTGTACCTATGAGGGCAATTCCGTCCGTAACATCCGCCGCAAATAGCATTGGGGAAACTGTTACTGGCGCTACTGGAGCATTGTCTGTAACTTCAGATGGAAGTTCTACGACTATTTCAGGTGTAGTTTGTAATTATTCTACTGGTTCAGTAACTGCAAATGCTGTAGGTTTTATAAGAACAAATAACACCACAGCTACACCACAATTTTCTGCGGAACTATAATGTATAAAATAATTAATCAAAATACTGAATTTGAATCTATTTTTTTTACAAATTCAAATGGCTCAATAACATCTTTTCCAAAAGACCCAGCCAACACAGACTACCAAGCCTACTTAAAATGGCTTGCAGAAGGTAACACACCGGAGGCAGCATCATGAGTTTAACTACAGTACAACCGGCAATGTTAACCGGCACAGGAAAAGTGGTGCAAGTGGTTAGTGCTAATTATGCAGTTGCAACATCTTCCACTTCTAGTACTTTTGTGAGTACAGGTTTATCTGCAAGTATTACACCATTATTTTCTACAAGTAAAATTTTAATTATTTGTAGTACAAGTGGTTCTAATTCTGCTTTTCAACAAGCATCTTCTTTTACAATTTTTAGAGGTACTGTATCTGGAACAAATCTTGGTGATGCTACCAATGGAATGGCAAGACTTTATAATGCTTCTTCACAAGTTGATTCTTCAATTTGTTTAAATTATTTAGATTCTCCAGCAACTACATCCGCAACAACATACACAATGGGAATGAGGGTTGGGTCATCGCCATATACAGTTACTGCCCAACTTGAAAATAGGACCGCAACAATTACATTAATGGAAATTGCACAATGATTACTTTACATACAGCTATTTATGCACTCAATCCATCTGTAGTTACCATTCGTGGTGATGTAGCTTATGACGCTAATGAACAAGAAGTAGCCTACGATAAAGATGCCGCAAAAGCTAAACTAGTAGAACTACAAGCTGCTGAAGTTGCCGCAGAACAAGCACAAGAATCTGCAAAGGCTTCTGCACTAGCTAAACTAACAGCATTAGGACTAACTCAAGCTGAAGTAACAGCATTAATAGGATAAATATGTCAGTATCAGTAATAGATGCAACTTCTACAGGGTCTACGGGAACCGTAATGGTATCTGGCAATATGCCAGCTTTTAGTGTTTGGTCAACTACAGCTACATCAACAGCTTCAGGTGTGTTTACAAAAATAACATTTGATACAAAAGATTACGACACAAACAACAATTTTGCTTCTTCACGATTTACACCAACTGTAGCTGGGTATTATCAATTCAATTTAACATTAACTTTTAGCGGTGGTTCTGGTGGTTTGGGATTATTCTCTTTTTATAAAAATGGTGCAAGATTTTTAGATGGTCCTTTATCTACGCAAAATTCATTAGGAAATTCATCTTATATAACTGGAAGCGGAATAATTTATTGTAATGGTTCTACTGATTATGTTGAAGTTTATGGTTATCAAACAGCGGGAACACAAAATTTAGGTGGTGCTTCATCTACTCAAAAATTTACTGGTTGTTTATTGAGGGCTGCATAATGTACGAAAAAATAATGGCTTTATATCCTAGCCTTACACAACAAGATTTTATGACAATCATTATTTTGCAAAACGATTCAGACGGAAAAGGCGATTACATTGCTAAATGGGAACACCCAACTTTAGCTAAACCTACTGCGGAGCAATTAGCGTAATGCCATATATTGGACAGTCACCCTCCCAAGTAGCTTTCTTAGTTGATACGTTCAACGGCAATGGCTCGACTACTGTTTTTACTACTTCTGTAGCGCCAGCGAATACGGCATCGGTTCTCGTAGCTATTTCGGGCGTTGTTCAAGACCCATCTACTTACGGTGTATCAGGAAACACAATAACCTTTTCGGCTGCGCCCCCTACTGGTACAGGCAACATTTCATGCCGCTATTTAGGCATCCCCGCATCTGGCGTAACAACCACAGCCTATAGCACTAGAACCGAATTTACCGCAACCGCAGGACAGACTACATTTACTCCGCCATCTTATACAGTTGGATTTATTCAAGTCTATCGTAATGGTGTTTTGCTAGGCACTGCCGACTATACGGCTACAACAGGTACTACGGTGGTTTTGACTACGGGCGCTACGACTGGCGATTTAGTTACGACTATTAGCTTTTACGTTTCATCTGTTTTAAATGCTATTCCTGCAATAGCAAACTCAGTAGCTAATTCATATCTTGGCACCATTACTACTTTAAACACACCGGGTGGTACTACAGCTACATTCCCTAGCGCTACTGGCACAGTAATGGTTAGCGGCAATATGCCAGCGTTTAGTGTTTATCAAACAGGTTCACAAACCGCTATTAGTGGCAATACAAAAATAACGCTAAACACAAAAATTTTTGATACGGCAAATGCTTTTGATGCAACAACAAATTATCGGTTTACTCCACAAGTAGCTGGATACTATCAAGTTAGTGCTGGAGCAGCTATTGCTTCTGCATCAAGTTCTGTATGGGTACAACTAGCTTTTTATAAAAATGGTTCATTATTTTTAGATGGTACTGCAAGTACGGGATTTAATTCAACGCTTTATCCACAAAGTACTGGTTCAGCTTTAATTTATTTGAATGGTTCAACAGATTATTTAGAATTGTATGTATATTCTTCTGGTGGGTCTGTTGCAAATTCTCCAAGTGCGACATTTTTTCAAGGTTGTTTAGTGAGGTCTGCATAATGTATGAAAAGCTTATAAAACTATATCCTGAACTAGCAACTTTTGATTTTGCAAGCCGTTTAATTGTTATCCAAAACGATTCAGACGGCAAAGGCGATTACATTGCTAAATGGGAACATCCTACACTAGCTAAACCAACAGATGAGGAATTAGCATGAACTTCACATTTACATGGATATTAGACAAATTTGGCTTTACAC